AGAGCTCCTTTGCTAACCGCATATGGAGGTCCTTACCTCTCACGAGGTTGATACCGGACAGTGCTAGCCGCTGTCTCATCCACTGGCCTAGGCCAAGTTGGAGAAAGACATTACCCGTCGGTTCGGCGCAAGCGCCGCGATGGGTAGTTGCGTCCTTGGGGACCATGAAGAATCGGTTCCCTCGAACGACGTTATTGGCGAGATCTATGTTGCCGTAGAGGTTCCACATCTCATCGTGTAAAGTGGCGTATTCACACCACTCGACAAGATGCGGGAGGGCATCCACGGTTAAAGCGGGTGACGCGGCGATCTTATCGTACACCGTCGTTTGTGCGGACGGTTTTCGCCACGATCTTGACTCGAACGTAGAACCAGGTCCATGCCTCACGTCCAGCTCACCGACGCTTGGACACCTTCCTAACATCTTTCGAAGCCAGGACTGCGCCCTCCTCAACACCAAGAGGATGGTGGCTTCACCACGGTCCCCAGTCGTAGCAACGCTGGGGAGTTTTGACGTGGTAATGCCGTTAATAAAAGTGTTTGTTCGGTAACACTGGCGTTCGGACTCATAGAACGCTGACACACACGCTTGGGTTGGATCGACATCTCGGAGGGGCAGACCATCGCACTTCCGAAGAAGCTCGGTAGCCTGGTAATCCCTGCGGAGTTTTTCCGTATCCCAGATCGTGTAGTTATCAGGGTTGCAGCGCAACGCAACCAACTGATCCCACTCGCCATACCTCACCAGTATTTCACAAGTGAGGGAGCGAGCGGTGTCGAGCTGGCGGAACAACTTACTGCAGACCGCCAACACATCCTTATCGAATGCGTCGACATGGGCGTTTTCACAACGACTCATGTTTATCTCCTAAGAGAAGGTTGGTCAGGAGGCCGCGAACCCTTCGATGATCTGCTGCTTGAACAGCGCAGAAGCGAAGAGGTTGCAGGCCCGGTGTACGGCTTCTTGGGTCACGTTGTCAGCGACCTTCTGAAGCACGACGCCGTTGAACTCGAAGATAAAAGCATCCTCCGAGACTTCCTGGCCGTTCACCGTCTTGAGAACGGGGATCTTGACCTGCCCTTTCATCCGGCGAGCAGTGCGGGGGCCGTTGTACTGGCCACTCACAGCAAGCGTAGGACGATTGCTCGGAACGGTCGAAGCAGCGTTGTCACGCCATACCGCGGGCACCTTGTCGCCAGCACTGGGTTGAATCCCGGTGAAGGTGACGTCGGTGGTTCCGTTTGCAGCCTTGACGACGATGTTAGCCATTTGAGGCATGTTGGCACCTTTGTAGTGGTGAACTATCCCTTTGTGAAAAGCGAGACCAGCAGCGATATGGCAGTTGCCGCACGCGTTACTGATAGCCGCTCGGGAAGTTTGAATTGAAGTGTAGGACCGACGATATGCAAGATGCGTCTGGTGCAAACCTGTTGGTTCTTACCCGACCACTTACGATACCATGGAGTCCCGGCATTCCACGCTTGGAACTGCGCGGAGTAAAGCTTGCAATGAGCTGTCGCGTAGGCCTCCTCGATAACCAATCCAGAAAAGTCTGTGCGTGCGCGAAGCACGTCACCGACATTACCGAACCAGTCGACAAGGAAGCTGAAAGGAACGATGGCCCATGCAATCTCAGCAGCGTTGGTTAACCCAGCCTGCTGGCGCAGCAGCTCGTTCGGGTTCTCAATCCGAACCTTTGCGTACTGCTTGACAACTGCCTTCCCGATATACTGGGAAGAAAGCAGCTGCCCCCCATCGAACGTAGTTCCGCCACCAGAGATCTTCTGGGAGGCGGAGCCGATGAGAATCAGCGGGGGTGGCGCGCTAGTCAAAACATCGACGCAGGCGTCAATGTCTCCGACCAGCGGGGCCCAGCCGAACCAATACTCCAACCAAATCGACGCAGCGTGTTTAGGCTTTGTCCACTTGGTCCTCTCGTGTTTCTTGAGAGGCCTAACCTTCAGTTCCTTGACGAAGTCGCCGAAGCGGCCGCGCTTGAGGTGCTTGAAGGATCGATAGAGTTGACCAGCACGTAGTGCCAGAAGTGTCAGGGCCTCACGGCCTTCTGCCACGGTGACACCCAGCGACGCCCGTGTGATAGCCCCCTGTAGCCTCGAATAACTGAGGTTTTGGAGAGATACCATATCGGAGTCACTGGTGGAACCAAGGTTGAGTACCTTGGCAGGCCATCCCGAATTGCGACCCCAGGAGCTCGATGTTGCTGAGACTGGGGATTGCTGGACGGTGCCCTCCCAACTATCATCCCAATTGAGCCCATACCACTGCCAGTATTCCCTCGGCAGACGGCGTTGACCTTTCGGGGTGGGGTTGAAGAATTGCATCCGTTCATATCGGGTAACCGACGGATGGAGCGGGTAATACTGCGCCACTCGACGATTGTACATGCCTCTTTCCTCCATATCTTGCACGGTAAGTGCGAGACCGGCGCCACGCCGGCGTGCTTCCACTG